CTAATCAAGAATTTCCATATCACTAATATTTGAATGAATACAAGGACAGCTACAATAATACATAAATACGGCAATGATAGCAAAAAGACTAACTCCACAGCACCCAACTGGATTCAATTTACAGGTTGGTGCAAAGCACGCTATACAAGCCCAAGCTAAACAAACAAAGAAGGTAAAGACTTGCATTAATTTCTGAGTAGAAAGAAACTTCTTTGTATTTCCATTTGAATGCAACAATTTATAAATTTTGTATTCTACTCCACTAGAGTTTGCTTCAATCATTTGAATAATTTGAACCCAACTATCCATCCACGCTCTATTTCCTATTACCGTTCCTAACCAGCATAAAGCAGTAACATACCCTAATAATGAAATAACTGTAAGAATCATTTCTTTGTTACCCTGTTCATTATCTAGCAAAGTATATAATGCAATAAATAATGCACCATTAAAAATGGAATAATAATTCATCCAAGTGTGATAACGTTCCACTTGAAATTGATAGGCTTTTATTGCTCTTGTATAATCTGTGTCCATATAGAAATGATAACTATTAATATTCAGTGTCTTTTAAAATCTCTTGGTTAAACTCGTAATCATTATAATCTTTATTTTCCTTTTTCAATATTAAAGTATCCCACGAATTGGATGATACTAATTTATTCTTACCTTCTTCTAAAATCAAATCAAAATTATCAATCAGCATTTTACCATCTTCTAGCTCATAATTACATAATTTTCTAGCACTTCCTGCTATGCCATATACTTTCGTTTCATCTATGAAAAACAAATCTATGTCATCAGTATTAGACGTGTATCTTGTTCCACCATACTTACCTTTTCTTTTTATAGTCGAGAAACGTTTATCTGGCTTAAATTCTGCATCCTTCCATTTTATAACACCATCTTCAAAGATACATTCATCTCGTACAATTCCATTCCTTGCTAATTTAACAACACTTCCATTTCTTTGATATTCTCCAAAATGAGTATTATAGCCTAAACACATATATAAAGTGGAGTATTCCTTTACTTTCTGTGAATCTATCTCTGTGAATATTACTTTTCCGTTATCATAAAATCTAATTACTGTAAGGTCTCCATTTTCATCCTCGGTAGAGTATGTAACATCTGTTAGTCTATTTCCACAACTAACAAGCATTAGCAATAAAGTTACTAAGCTAAAATGAGTTAATTTATTCATATTGTTCCTTTCTGTTTAAATTGTTATTAATATTAATGCAAATATATAAATTAAATCAATTTCAACCAATAGAAATGTATAAATAATAAGAAGAACATTAAAGCCTAACCTGTCAATTAAGACAGACTAGGCTTTTTAAAGTTCATAACAATTTATTTCTTCTTCCACCTACCATTTACTAAGGTAAATCTTTGAGCCTTATTAGAAGGAATCATAATAACCTTCTTATAGTAGTTACCGTTATCGGCTGCTGTAGTAGTCGGACAGTATTTATAATCTATAGTACCAAAGTTCCTAATAGTACTGGTAGTGTACCAATAGGCATTAACTTTAGTTCCATCTGTAAAGAAGTTAATGTAGTATGCTGTATCTGACTGGCTATCTTTCTTATCCTTCACTAAGGACTTATATTTAGATACTTCCATTAAGTGAGTATCATAACCTTCATACTTAATATTTCTTACCTTTATTTCGGCTACTACCTTCTTATCCTTATAAGTAAAATAGTAGTCCACTGGTGCATATTTATCTTCTGTAGGATGCAGATTAGTAGCACCCACTTGTATTAAAAATGATTCTAATAGTTTTCTTCCATTTAGTTCTAATTCATCAAATTTGTCCATTTAAGCTAGTAGTTTGTACTAGCCTGTATTCCATTATACATAAATCATTAGCCATTCACATTAACCATATACCATTTACAGGCTAATGGGTTATTCTTCCTTAGCAGGTTCTTCTTTAGTTTGTAAATCCTGCTGTACCATCTGTAACAGTCCAGCCACATCTTTATAAGGCTGCTGGACTAAGTAATTAATAATTGCGTTAATAGTTTGTTCCGACATACGTTTCATTCACTTAATATATTTAATGCTTCATCTGATTCTGATATAACTGCATTTCCTTCTTCATCTACCCACATATCTATCATAATTAATAGATGTAATTATTCTATCTGCTTCTTCTGTGATATGTTGCTTAATCTCATTTACTACAGTCCTAATAAGGAAATACATTAGAACTGCTAAGAATGTTAGTAATACATAGGTTGTAAACATAGTATATATAATTTAAGTAGTTAATAATCAAAGTAAAGTAAGGCTATCTTCACAGACCACCTTACTAAATGAATAACGAAGTTAGTTATAAAATAAATAATCTATGTGATAGGATAATCTTTGTATTAGAAGCATCTGTAGTTTTATTACTTTGATTAGTAGTAAAATAGAAATTATTTACTAACTAACAAGGCCGATAAAGCCATTCCCATATAACTCTTTATCGTATTGTAAATATAATAATATTATTTTACATATCAAAACTAAATTACAATAATTTTAATATTTCATTTAAACACTATCTTAGGTCTGATTATTGTAATTGAGAATAAAGGTTTAGTAGTATATCTGTAGGGAAATCATTTTCTTCTACAGTTTTAAATCTTTTCCTGTCTTTAAGTTTGGTAGCATTATAATAAAGAGAGAAATTAGCAGTTAGTTTATTAGTGCCAGCTAGTAAACTGGCTATCTTAATACATTTTGAACCTTTGTAAAACTTAATACAACCACCTTCTTTATAAAGTCGGATGATATATTTAATTCCTATGCTGTTTAAAATTTCCTTAGCTTTAATACCAGCTTCTACTGCATCTTCCTTTAGCTTTAATATTCTAGCTTCTTCTGATTCTTTTGTACTGGGTGTAAAGTCAATAACCATAGCTTATTTAATTTTAATGTACTGAATAATATAACCTCTTACCTGCTTACCATCTATTCTTTTCCTAGCTTCCTTAATCTTAGCATAATCTTCAAAGTCTTTAATGCTAGCTTTTCCTTTGATTCCTAGTGTACCATAAATACTATTCAAGCAATCTTTAATATCAGCAGAAGGAATAAATTCACCGATTCTAAATGCAGGAATAGTAAGCAGTAACTTAGCTACCTTAGCATTATTATCCATCTTTTCGGAGATACTAATAAGAAGTCTTTGAATATGTGAAGTATGATATTTAAGTTCCCTAATCTGTTCCATACCTAGTAGTTCATAAGCATCTTTGATATAGCTATACTTCTTCTTCAATAAGGCTAATCTGTCACCATCTGTAAGACTGAATACCATACTTCTCTTTCTTTGTATTATAGAATCATATTCTTCTATAGCATCCTTAAAGGTAGTTCTGGCTGAATCATTCTTTAATAGCTTATCAGAAGTCTTATCTGTACTGCATCCTACAGCCATACCAGCCTTATTATATTCGGTGCTTAAATTAACCTGCAAACTATATGTATGGTTAAGTACCTTGAAGTTGTAAATATCCAGTTTCATCCTATTAGGGTCAAATACAAATTCACCAGTATCTTCATCCTTCCAAATGTAATGATAGATACTTTCTTTAGTTCCTTCCTTAATTTCCTTATCATTATTAACCTTAGTAATATATGATTTGGCTTTCTGTTCTTCTTCCAGAACTACCTGCTTATATTCTTCATAAGTAAGGTTTGTATTGTATCTGGTAGCTTTATAAAGATGTGTAATAGTGTCTGCATACTGGGTATTTCTAATTCTACCTGCTATCTGTCTTACCTGTGTACTAATATCCATTAAGGTTTGTGCCTTAGTGCTTTCAGAGATGATATAAATTTTACCTTCTGTATCAAATAAATCACAGCCTTCAAAGCAGGTGGAAGTATAAAAGTTTATCTTCTTTACAGGGTCAGTAGTTTCACCATTAGTAACACCTTGGCAAGTATGCTTATAGCTTTCATTATTCTTGCTAAAGATGATTCTGGTATTCTCATTAGTAAGGTTACAGTTCTTAATCATAGTAGCAATAAATTCCACCGAGTTTACAAAGAAGTGAGCGTTACCAAATATCTTACCTTCTAAGAAATCATTGATAACTTTCTTCACTGTAGCACCTACATACTTACATTGTACTGCATTTACCTTTACTTCGGTCTTATCTTCCCAGTCTATCTTAAAGGTCGGAATATCCTTTAGTTCTTCTAGCATTAAATCATATTCAATAGGGGTAGCTGTTAAGAATGACCATTCTTTGAATTTCTTGTATTCATCTAATACAGTTCTTACAGCCTTGTTTCTAAAGACATACTGGATAAATAACAGATGTAGTTCATCTATTAGTAAGAAGTAGTTATAACCAGTAATACCAGCCACTTTAGCTAAACTATCATAAGTACACATAATCTTTTTAGCACCTTTCTTAGTATTCAAATACTCTCTAATTTCGTATGTAGTAACACCTTCATAAACACCTAGTACATTAACCTTACCATCTGTATTATATTTCTGCATCTTATTCTTTATAAGTGATACAAAGGGAACACATATAATAGTATCTTTATTATCTTCCAAAGCTATAGATGTTCCGCCACATCCTACTTTACCTTTATCTATTAAATATCCTACTGGTAAACCATTCTCTTTGAATAATGGATATTCACCTAAATACTTGTACTCTTTAGTAATAATAATGTTTGTCATAATTGTAAATTGTTTGTTTAGTTAGTCGGTTTAAAATCTGTAGTTTAGAAGCATCTGGAGTTTGAATTATGGGTGTGACATTTTTGGGTATTCTTTCTATAGAAGATTGAGGTTTCGCTACCAAAATTTGTCACACTTGAAATAAAATAATAAGCGTATCACTACGCTTACTATTCTACGCTTAACTAACTCAGACACAAAAATTATGATGAATAATTAACAATCAGTACCTAAAATATGCTTAAAAGGTACTTATGGTAATAACTTTGTGATTCTTAGATGTGAATTAAGTGGAAGAACTGGCTAATCAGCTAGCCAGTCCACTTAGAAAATCGAATTAAAATCTATGTTTCAGTATGATAGTTTCCTTCATTTATTGTAATACAAAGATAGTGAAAGATTTTGACATATCCAAATTAATTGTAATAAATTTTAAAATTTGTATTGAGGATGCTATAACAGCTATATTCTTGTATTACAGTATGCAAAGTGATGGATGAATGAACTTAAAGTAAAGTTTCTTATCACTTCTTTCTACTAGACCAGCTTCTAAAGCTGAATATACTGTATTATGCTGTACCCCTATTTCGTGAACTATTCTATTCAGAGATAAATCTACTATATTGGATGCTATTCGTGACCAGCATTTGAATCGGATTAAGAAGCCGATTACTAATCTATCTACATCTGTATCTAACAGGCTACTATCTATGGTTACAAAGAACTTGGTAGGTTCTACATAGCTATACTTATTACTGCATCCAGTTCTATCTATTGTTAGGTTGGCTACTTCTTCAAACTTCTTTAGATGGTTAAAGATGGTAGTTTCACTAACACCTGTTATTCTTACTATATCTTTAATAGTACTATCTGGATTCTTACTAATGGCTACTAATGTGCAGAAGTAAGTAAATGCTTCATTATTGGTTAATGCTTGTAATACTGGTATGCTTAATTTAATGTTCATTGCTTGGAGCGTTTGATAATTGATAAAGGTTATCTATATTTGCATATTATTTAATCTATATAGCTATGTCGCAGGATAAGAAGAAATACTTTGTGATAATGCCTATTAGTGATGCAGAAGGCTATGATAAAGGACATTTTACTAGAGTTTATGAGCATCTTATTAAGCCAGCAGTAATAGAAGCTGGTTTTGAGCCTGTACGGGCAGACGATACATCTAAAGCTAATTTTATTGTAATGGATATACTACAACAAATACTAGCTTGTGATATGGCTATATGTGACCTTAGCTCTAGGAATCCTAATGTGTTTTATGAATTGGGAGTTAGACAATCCTTTAATAAGCGCACAGTTCTTATATGTGACAAGAATACTGTTAAGCCATTTGATACATCTGGCATTAGAACTTTAGATTATAGTTCTTCCTTAAGAATTGATGAAGTGAAGAAGTCCATTCCAGAAATAGCCAAATGTATCAAAGACACTTATGAAGCAGATGCCAAAGAAGTTAATTCATTGTTACAATTATTATCTATTGAGCCAGCAGTATTACCAGATAAAGTAACACTATCACAAGACTCCAGTATGATTCTAACTGCTATCAATGATTTAAATAAAAAAATTACTTTAATGATGCCTCCTATAGAGAATTGTACAGTAAATGACAAAGCAGTAATTAGGCTTCCTAGTGGAGAATTAGCACATATAGGTGACATAATATATAGTGATGATAATTTTGCAACTCCTTTAGGAACATTGGAAGGGGACAACAGAACTCATATAATGATACGGAACGATAAGAAGGAGTTAGTTGCTATACCTAGAAAATCTGAGAAAGGTTTTAGACTAGCAACTCTACCTTTTTAAAATAGTTTACTTACATTTATAACTCTTATAGTGCTCTTTAGCGTGGCACTCTTTACAAATAGACATAAGGTTATTAAAGTCAAATGCTTTGGCTAGTCTTTTAGTGCCAGTATAATTCATAAAGGAATCTATGTGGTGAATATCTTCTGCTGGCTTAATAATGCCTTTGGTCAAACAGAGTTCACATAATGGCTGCTGCATTAGCTTTGCCTGCCTTAATTCCTTCCATTTGGTAGATTGGTATATCTTCTGTCTTTCTTCCCTGTTAAATGTTCTGGAAGGCTGCTTATTCGGTTTCTTTAGGTATGGCATATAGTTCTGATGGTATTATGTATTCACCTTCTTCATTCTGTACTTCCAATGGTGCTAATTTACTATTCATTGTATAGCTGGACTTCTTGGTATAGCATCTTATAGTATTGAATTGCACTCTTAGTAGTTCTAATACAGATTCTTCTGTTACTTCTTCCAGTCCTACTTCCATACATCTTATTACTGCTTTCTGTAGGAAATCTTCTACAGTCTGGGACATATAGATAGTATCTTTATAGTATGTAGTGTATTGCTTTACTAATTCGGGATAATGCTTAGCTATTATATCAGCTATCTTAGAAGCATTTCTATGAAGTGGCTTATCTATTACTGTATTGTAGCTGTACTGGTCATATTGTGGCTTCCAGTTAATTATCTTATCTGCTGTTTCTATATCAATGTGAAATAATGATGCTGCTTTGTCTAGTCCGTAATCATATATATACTGTAGAAGGACTGATTTAGGTGGTCTTTCCATTCTTGAATTTAATGTACTGGTTAATGGTTTCCCTGTTATAATTGAAGAAGTCCTTTAGTATGGCTTCTATCAGTGGTGCTTTATCTGATTTGTGGTTAGTATGTTCATCTATAATATCAATATTTCTATTAAAGAAATCTGCTATTATTAATCTTAGTAGTTTAGACCTGTCTTTGCCTAATAATTGCTGTAGTTCTGTTAGTAGCAGGTCAGTATTTAGGTCTATTTTAGCTTTAATTTCTATTGGGTAATTACTTCTTCTTTCCATAGTTTAGCCTTTAATTGTATTACAAATTTACTAATACCTTAACAGACTTCCAAATAAATAATTCGCATTCTTTAATAATTGTATTGTAGTGATTATAAGCCTATTAAAGCCATTACATAGCTTTATAAATTATAAAAATTAAATAGGCTATAATATGATAAATTACACTATTCCAAAGGACATTGAAAAGGATGCTAAGGTATATATGCAGAATGTACTGGAACAGCTAGATAGTACTGGTATGTTGGAGAATGTGGATAGTGCAGCTTTAACAATGCTGGCTAGAAACTACAGTATGTTCATTAAAGCATCCAAACAACTAGAAGATGAAGGTTTGACTGTTACCAGTGATAGAGGTAACATAGCACCGCACCCAGCTATTAAGATTGCTAAAGATGCTCAAACGCAAGCTATGAAAGTTATGCTGGAGTTCGGACTAACAGCTAAGGCTAGAACTAAATTGCCTAAAGTAGAACAGGACGGATATAACCCATTTGAGCAGTTTATAAAGGAAGGAAAGGAAACTAGATAAATGAATACTAGGCTTTACTATGAATACTGTAGTAAGGTTCTTAATGGTGAAATAATAGCAGGGGAAACTATTAAGCTGGCTTGTAAGAGATTCCTGAATGACCTGCAAAGGGATGATTTGGAGTTTAGAGAAGATAAGGTAGATAGAGCCATTCTATTCATTAGCACATTGAAGCATTATACAGGTAAACATTCTGGTAAACCATTCACCTTAGAAGGATGGCAGCAGTTTATAATAGCTAATATAGTTGGGTTCTACTGGAAGGGAACTACTACCAGAAGATATACTAGCAGCTATATAGAAGTAAGTAGAAAGCAGGGTAAGACAGCTTTGGCTGCTGCTTTATGCTTGTATTATTTAATAGCTGATGGTGAAGATGGTGCAGAAGTATTACTGGCTGCTAATAGTAAAGAACAAGCTAAGATAGCCTTTGATATGTGTAGCAAGTTTAGTAAGGGACTGGATTCTAAAGGTAAGTATCTTACAGCCTATAGAGCTGATATTCTGTTTAACCTTACTAATTCCAAATTGAAAGTATTGGCTGCTGATGATAGTAAGCTGGATGGATTTAATGCCAGTTTTGGTTTGTTGGATGAATATCACGCTGCTAAGAATAGTAAAGTACGTGATGTTATTAAGTCCAGTATGGGAATGAGGATGAACCCGCATCTTTGTACTATTACTACTGCTGGATTTGACAAAACTTTACCCTGTTACCAATTAAGAACTGTAGCTATAGAAGTGCTGAACGGTTTAAAGGTAGATGATGAAATGTTTATAGCTATCTATTCTTTAGATGCTGATGATGATTGGAGAGATGAAAAGAACTGGGTTAAATGTGCACCAAACTTGGATATTACAGTAACTTCCAAATACATTAGGGGACAGGTACAACAGGCAATAAATAACCCTGCTGATGAAGTCGGAGTTAAAACTAAGACTTTGAATTTATGGTGTGATAGTTCTAATGTGTGGCTACCAGAGGACTATATTATTAAGTGCAGTCAGGAAGTAAACCTTAATAAGTTTGCTGGTATGGATTGCTATGTAGGTGTGGATTTAGCTGCTACTTCGGATTTAACTGCTGTAGCTTACTTAGTAGTACTGGATGGTACTTACTACTTCAAAACACATTACTATCTTCCAGAATCGGCATTAAAGGATAAGGCAGATAAGGAACTATATAAGTATTGGAAACAGCAGGGGTATCTTACTGTTACCAGTGGCAATGTTACCGATTATGACTATATAACTACTGATATGCTTAGATATGCTGATGTTGTTAATATCCAGTCTGTAGGATATGACAAGTATAATGCTACACAATGGGCTATAGATTCTACAGAGCAGGGACTACCATTAGAAGAATATCCACAAACACTAGGTAACTTTAATATGCCTACTAGAGAACTGGAAAGGCTAATACTATCTGGTAAGGCAGTTATTGATAACAATGAAATAAATAGGTACTGCTTTAGAAATGTTACTTTGAAGTCTGATTATAATGGTAATGTTAAACCGAATAAGGCAGTAGATAAGAAGAAGATAGATGGAACTATAGCAATGATACAGGCATTAGGAATGTATCTGAGAACACCACATTACACAAATGAAATACTAACTATTTAATGGGACTTTTTACTAATTGGTTAAAAAAGAAAGAACCAGAACAGGAAACCAGAGGGTTATTCTGTGATTCGTTAATGTATAATATGAATGGCGGCTATACCACTAATAAGGCTATGCTATTATCTACAGTATATAGATGTGTAGATGTTATTAGTGATGCGGTAGCACAGCTTCCATTAGAGCCATATTACATTAATGATTCTGGTTATAAAGAAAAGTTTATTAAGCATCCTACCTACTACTTACTGAACAAAGAGCCAAACAATAAGATGAGCAGGTTTACTTTCATAAAGACTTTGATAGTAAGTACACTGCTTAAAGGTAATGGATATGCTTATATAGAAAGAGATGCTAAAGGAGATGCAGTAGCACTTCATTATTTACAGCCAGATTATGTTACTATTACTGAACAGAAGGACGGAATTAGATATAGTGTTGTAGGTATTAAAGGACTTGTAGAGCCTTGCAATATGATTCATATACTGAACTTTAGTTATGATGGTATTACTGGAATCAGTACTTTACAACACGCCAGACAGACTTTAGGACTGGCTACAGATTCTGAATCACACGCACAAGGATTCTTTAAAGGTGGTGCTAATCTGGCTGGTATTCTTAAAGTACAATCTACTTTAACTGGTAAGCAGAAGGTAGATTTAAAAACTAGCTGGCAGACTGCTTTTAGTCCTACTACTGGTACACCTAATGGTGTGGCTGTATTAGAAGGTAATATGGACTTTCAACCTATTACAGTGAATCCTGCTGATGCACAACTATTAGAAACCAGACAGTTTAATGTAATTGATATTTGTAGGTTCTTCGGAGTATCACCAGTTAAAGCATTTGACTTATCCAAGAGCAGTTATAGTACTGTTGAGGCTACCCAGCTGGCTTTTCTTACTGATACATTATCACCATTACTAGAGAAGATAGAATTAGAGTTTGAAAGGAAGCTGTATAAGCCTTCTGAAAGGAGTAGAATAGATGTAAGATTTGATACTTCTGTATTACTAAGAGCAGACAAGCAGTCTTTAGCAAACTACTACAATACACTATTTAATATCGGTGTGGTTAGTGCCAATGAGATTAGAAAGCAGTTGGATTTACCTGCTATAGATGGTGGGGATTCTCACTTTATACAGGTTAATCTAATGGAGATTAAAAATGCTGCTAATAACATTCCATCTAATAACATTCCATCTAATAACAATATAATCAATGATACAGACAATTTACAAGGGAACTGACTTAGTATTCAATATTAAGTTGGAAGATAAGGACGGTATTCCCTTTAGGGTAAGAAACACTTCTGAATTTATACTTAGGCTTTACACCACAAACCCAGCAGAGTTTATAGAATGTAGTTTTAAAGGTGGTGATTTGATTGGTATAGTAGAAGAAGATAGAATAGATAAAGCGGTTATTAATTCATCTGACCTAGATAAGCTACAATCTGGACTAATTTATTACAGCTACAGCTTTAAAAGTCCTAATGCTATGTTTAATGATGCTTATTATGACGAGGTGGTTAAAGGGCAGACTAATTATTATTTGAAGTAATGGAACTACAGAGAGCAACTAAAGAAGGAGTATTAGAACTGGATAGAGTTAATGCTAAAATAGGTAGTACAGTTAATGCTGTATGGGGAACTGTAGAAGGTGATATTACTAAGCAAACCGATTTACAGAATGAACTAAAGAAGGTAAAGGATAGTATTCCTACTAAAGTTCCTGCTGATGGTGGTAATGCTGATACTGTAAACGGACATACAGTAGAATGTGATGTACCTGCTAATGCTAAGTTTACTGATACTGTTTATGATGATTCTATTATTAAGGCTGGCATAGCTAATAAGGTGGACAAGGTATCTGGCAAAGGTTTATCTACTAATGACTACACAACACCAGAGAAGCAGAAACTGGCTGGACTTAGTAACTATGATGATTCTGCATTAAGAAAGTATGTTGAATCCTTAGAGGAACAGAACAAGCTATTAAAGGAACAGGTAGCTGCATTACAGACTAAGATAGATAATACTGGTTGGATTCTATTAGAATAATAACAACACTATGAGAGAACTAAGAAACTGTAATGAAATTGTAAAGATGGATTCCAGAACAGTAGAAGGCTATGCTTTAGTATTCGGTAAGCAATCTAGGGATTTAGGTGGCTTTACTGAAGTAATAGAACCTACAGCCTTAGAAGGTATCTTAGAAAAGTCTGATATACTATGCTTACTGAATCACAATGAGGATAGAGGTATATTAGCTAGGTCTAAATATGGTACTGGAAGCCTAGAATTAACTATAGATGATACTGGACTTAAATACAGGTTTGAAGCACCTAACACTGCTTTAGGTGATGAACTGTTAGAAGGTCTTAGAAGGGGGGATATTAGTACTTCTTCATTTGCCTTTACTATTGGTAAAGATACTTGGACTAAGAAAGAAGATGGTAGTTATTTAAGAACTATCAATAGTTTCAAAGAATTATTCGATGTATCACCTGTATATAAAGAAGCATATCCAGATACATCTGTAGCATTAAGAAAGATGCAGGATTTAGAGAGCGAGGACTTAAAAGATTACTTCGCTGGACTTAGGAGTAAGTTAAACTAATGAACACCTTAGAACTACTGGACAAAAAGGAACTGCTTAAAAAAAGAGCAGAGGAAATTATATCTGGTGCTGAGAAGGAAGTAAGAAAGTTAAATGCTGGCGAGCAGGTAGAATTTGATGCACTTACTAAAGAAGTAGCAGATATAGATATTCAGATTAGGAAGATTGAAGAAGATAACCTTAAACAAACAACACATACAACTAATACTATGAAGGAAAAGTTTTCACTTTTAAAGGCTATCAATGATGTAGCCAATAACAGACAATTAGATGAGAGAGCACAGGAAGTAGTAGGTGCTGGTATCGCTGAAATGAGAAAGGCAGGTCAATCTTATAGCGGACAGATTGTACTTCCTATTGAAGAAAGAGGTGATATTAAAGCTACTGTAGCTACAGCAGGACAGGAGAATGTAGCAGAAGATAAGTTGGGTATTTTAGAGCCTTTGAGAGCTAGTTTAGTATTAGCACAAGCAGGTGCTTCTTATATGACTGGACTTATAGGTAATGTTTCTATTCCTGTTTATTCTGGTTCAAATGTAGGCTGGGCTGGTGAAGTAGCTGCTGCTTCTGATGGTGCTGGTACTTTCAGTGAAGTGAACCTAGAGCCAAAAAGACTTACTGCTTACATTGATGTATCTAAGCAGTTCTTAATTCAAGATTCTAATAGTGCAGAAGAAATGCTAAAGAGAGATATTGTAGCAGCTATTTCTAATAAGTTGGAAGCTACTATTTTGGGTACTGCTGCTGGTTCTGCTACACAGCCTGTTGGTATGCTTAACGGTGTAACTGCTGATACTGCTGCTGTTACTTATGCAGACTTTGTAAATATGGAAGCTACATTAGGTGAGAAGAATGTAAGAGGTGATATTAAGTTTATTGTTTCACCTTCTGCCAAGGCTGTATTAAAATCTACTGCCAAGAATCAAAATTCTTTCATAATGGAAGGTAATGAGGTAAACGGTTATCCAGTTCTTTGTACTTCTGCTGTTGCAGGTAAGGGCATTGTTTATGGTAACTTCGCTGATTTGGTTATTGGTCAATGGGGTGGAATTGATTTAACCGTTGACCCATATACACAGGCTGCTAACGGTAAGGTAAGACTGGTTATCAATGCTTACTTTGACGCTAAACCTAGAAGGGCAGAAGCATTTGTTAAGAAGGTTCTTAAAGCCTAATTATAGTCTATTGATAAGTAGTAAGCTATGTATATAACTTTAGAACAAGCAAAGAAACACCTGCTAGTAGATGAGGATTTTAGGGCAGATGATATGTACATTCTGGACTTAATAGCTGTAGCAGAGGATTCAGTATCTAAACATTTAGACATAGCTTTAGATGAATTAGAAGTAGGTGGTGCTTTACCACCTGCTATAATTCACGCTATGTTACTAATGATAGGTAATCTTTATGCCAATAGAGAGCCTGTTAGTTATGGTACAGTAGTTAAGATTCCCTATAGCTATGAATATCTGATAGGGCTTTATCGTAAATACACAGTCAAATGAGAGCAGGAAGTTTACATTATCCTATTACCATACAAGAACCTGTAGCTATTAAAGATGGCTATGGTGCTAATTCTATTGATTGGAGAGATGTTATTAGTACTAGGTCACAAGTTACTTATAACAGTGGTAATAGGCAGAATCAGAATAATGAAATAGTACATTCTTATACTGTAACCTTTACTATTAGACTATATCACAGGGTAAACGAGAATATGAGAATCTTTTGGAATGGTAATAAGTACAGGATTCTTAGTATTAACCGAGAATTATATAAGCAATCAATAACTATAGTAACTGAATTGATAAATGAATAATATAGAAGTAGATGCCAGACAGGTTACTTCTATGTTTGCAGATTTGACAAGCAGACAGCAAAGGCAGGTCTATAGAAGTGCTTTAAGAAAGGGTGCTGGTATCTTAGTCGGTGAAACTAAAAGACAGCTAAGGCAGACTTTAGGCAGGGCAGCTTCTAGTAGAAACTGGTGGAATGGTAAGACCTTAATAAGTGGAATCAAAGCTAATGCTGATAGAAACGGAGAAGAAGCTAAAGTACATATTATGGGTGACTTTAGATTGAAGTTCTTTGAACTTGGCACTAGAGTTAGAAGAACCACTGGTAGTAATACTGCATCTGTTAGAGGTCGGAATCCTATTAGAAGGCAGAGAGCAGCAGCCAATAGAGGTAGTATTAATGCAGCGCATTTCTTTAGAACGGCTAAAGCCAATAAGGAAAGGGAAATCTTTGATAATATGGATAACCTTATAAGCCAGTCAATTCAGAGAATAGCAAATAGAACCAGACGATGAGTTTACAAGTAGGCAAAGCAATATATAACCTGCTTAGTAATGATACTAATGTTACTGGCAGGGTACAAAATAAAATTTATCCTCTAATAGCTGATACTGGTACTACATTCCCATTCATTGTTTACAGAAGAACAGGTATAGAACCATCTGATAGTAAGGATAGGTTTATATATAGTGAAGATACTTATGTGGAAGTGGTTATAGCTTCTGATAAGTACAATGAATCTATAGAAATTGCTGATTTGGTAAAGGATGCCTTACAAGGTAAAAAGGGAATCTATTCTGGTATTAATATACAGGGTATTAGAATGACTAATGCAGATGAAGATTACATAGAAGATACATTCATTCAGAACCTTACATTCAACATAAAGACAAATGGCAGGACAAGTAATTAATGGTGGTGATTTGATGCTATTTATAGATGGTAAATCTATAGCATTTGCAACAAGCCACAAACTAAGTATAAATGTAGAAACAGTAGAAACCACTTCTAAGGATAGTGGTGGCAAATGGGTGTCTAAAGCAGCCAGAAAGATTAGCTGGAACTGTAGTACAGAGAACCTTTATTCTAATGATGGTGAAGGTATGACTTTTGACCAGTTATTTGACAAGCTGACAGCCAGAACACCTATTGAAGCTGTATTCTGCTTAGAGAAAGATTATGCAGCAAAGAAGGATGAAGTACCCGAAGGCGGTTGGTTGCCTTCTACTACTGGCACATATTCTGGCAAAGTGATTATCACAGCTTTGGAAGCCAATGCACCTAACGGAGATAATGCAACATTCACAGCATCATTTGAAGGTGTGGGGGCACTTACAAAGACTGCTACAGCTTAATATAGAGCCTTTATATCTCTAGGTTATGGAGGTGTAAAGGCTTTCTTTTTAAATACTTATTGATATGACTATTAAAGGACAAGACTACAAACTGAAATATACACTTAGAGCCTTATTTATCTATGAACAGATTACAGGTAAGGCATTTGAGTTAAAGACTATCACAGATGAATATCTATTCTTCTACTGTGTCTTAATGGCTAATAATCCAGACAGTTCATTAACCTTTGAAGAACTGATTGAAGCCATAGATGAAGATATGGGTATTATGGTAGAGTTCCAGAATTTCTTAAAGAAGGAACTGGAGAAACAACAGCTATTTATTACTAATAATACGGATGCTAAAAAAAAGTCCTAACCACTAAGGAGATATATTCAGCCTTAGTAATAGAAGGTGGGCTAGAACCAGAATATGTACTAGATAAGATGCAGATGTATGAGTTAGAACCATTGATTAGCAATCTACATAGGAAGGACAGAAATAGCTGGGAACAGGCTAGAATGGTGGCTTATGTTATTGCACAATGTAACAGTACCAAAAAATTAAAGCCTACTGATATAATGCAGTTTACTTGGGACAATGATACTATAGGGGAAACATCTATTAGTAATGAAGATATTAAGAGATTGAAAGAGAAAGCTAAACAATATACAACACACAATTAAATATGGCTGATTTAGTAACCAGACTATTATTAAATAGTAGTCAATTTGATAACAACATAAGACAGTCCACACAACAAGTACAGCAGTTTCAGCAGGTAGGAAGGAATATCACAGCCACTATAGGAAGATTTGCTGGTGTGCTAGGTGTAGCTATGACAGCAGGAGAAGCATTTAATGCTGCTGTTAATAGTTCCAGAGAAGCACAACAGGACTGGAATACTGTAGTAGGTACTGCTAAGACTACTGTAGATAACTTCTTTTCATCTTTATATAGTGGTGATTGGACTGCATTTGAGAATGGGATATTAAATGCTATCGGACTAGCTAAGAGATATACAGAAGCCTTATCTAATGCTAAGATGGCTATGGCTATCGGTGAATCTAAAGCAGATAGATTAGAAGCAGAAAGAAATAACTATGAATACCTTATTACTAAGAAGGGTATTAGTAATGAAGAAAGAACAGCAGCCTATAACACTTACATAGAATTATCTAAGAAGGAAATCTTAGAGAGGGAAAGTAAAAGTAAGTATTTCTGGGAACAGATTCAAGAAGTAATGAAGGCTAAAGGCGTTACTGGTATTAATGATGCTAAGGAAGCACAGAAACTATATGAGAGTTTATTAGACCCATCTACTAAGGAATATGCAGACTTAGAGAAGTATAAGCAAAGGAAGTCAGATGCCAGAGGTACTAGAAATCTAGGTTACTTAATGATGATTAGCGGTGCTGGTGAAGGTTTAGACACTTATACTAAAGGTGTTAAGGAACTGGAAGAAGCTACAGATGAGAGCCTAGAGAATATGATTAGATTCCAGAATATCTTCACTTCGGAAGTCGGTGAGGAAGTGAAGGATATGCTAGATAAGGCTATAACCTTTACTGATAAGGCTGGTACTATTAAGAAAGATATGTCTGATGCAGGGCAGGATTTAAAGGATGGTCTTAATAATGGAGAGGTTAAATTAAAACCTGTCATTCCTACTGGTTCATTAGCAGAACTGGATGCACAGATAGCATCTTTAAGAAAGGAATTAAGCCTAGCTATTAGTAATGAAGATAGGATAAGAATCAATGCTGAACTAAATGCACTTACAGAACAAAAGAGGGTGATAGAGTTCCAGTACAAATATCCTAATGCACCTAATGTAAAGCTGGATGATGAGAGAGGTAGTTTGGCTGATATGGCTAGGAAGCCAGAAATACCTACTTCACTTCCTAAGTTTAAGAATCCTATTACAAACAAGAATATCAAACTGAATAATGAGTATGCACAAAGTTTAGGTGCTATAGCTTCTATTATGGGTTCTGTAACCAATATGACTAATGAAGGTGCAGCAGCTTGGTTAAGTTGGGGAGCTAATTTGATGAGTGCTATAGCAGCAGCTATTCCACAAATTGTAGCCTTAACTACTGCCAAGAAAGGTGAAGCTATTGCCAGTGGTGTAGCCAGTGCAGCCCAAACACCGTTTGTAGGTTGGTTATTGGCAGGTGCAGCAGCAGCGGCTGTAGTAGCTGCTTTGGCTAGTATTCCTTCCTTTAGTACTGGTGGTATATTTGCTGGCAATAGTACTATAGGAGATATGAACTTAGCTAGGGTAAATGCTGGTGAAATGATTCTTAATAACAGACAGCAAAGGAATCTGTTTAACCTGCTTAATGGTAATGGGGTTATAGGTTCTGCTGGCGGTGGTCAGGTAGAGTTTAAGATTAAAGGCAAGGAACTTGTAGGAGTTCTAGCCAATTACAATAACAAAACAGCTAAGGTAAGATGAAATACACAGCACAATTCTATGATATAAATGAGAAGCTATACACATTGGAAATAGGTTCTGGAGAAGTGCAGAACATTACTTTATCTGCCACACCATTCATAACCGAGTTAGAAACTTCTGATTCACATCTATATAAGCCTTGTAAGTATAGCAGTGCTACTATAGGAATGATTACAGACGATTATAAGTTTGATTTGTATAGTAGTACAGCACAACAGAATAAGGTGGTTCTTAGTAATGCTGATGGTATTGTATGGGTTGGGTATGTTACACCCAATCTATACAGTCAAGGCTATGAGAATGAATTAGAAGAAATAGAGGTAGAAGCCATAGATGCACTTAGTACATTACAGTATTATAAGTACACCACTATAGGCAGTAAAAAAGATATAGTTTCATTTACCCAGATTATAAACCATCTGCTTAGTAAATGTAATGCTTATAGTTCCTTCTATATTTCGGATAATACACAATTAAATGCTACATCTGACTTTTGTTTACCTAGTAAGATGTATATCAGTGAACAGAACTTCTTTGATGAAGATGATGAACCTATGACTATGCAGGAAGTTCTGGAAGAAGTTTGCAAGTACCTTAATGTAACTGCTGTAGCTGATGGTGATAAGGTTTGCTTCTTGGATTATGATGCTATTAAAAATGGAATCAATACCTACTATAAGTTTACCATTGGTAGTACAGCATCCACTAAGGTTACATTACAGCAGTCTAAGGAAATAGAAGCCAGTGATTATGTTGAAAATGGTGGTCAGTTATCCTTAGACAATGTATATAATAAGGTTACTGTTAAAGATAGTCTATACAGCTTTGACAGCATTATACCTAGTATCTGGGATGAAAAGTATTTAACTAACTATGGTGGTAGCTGGTCTTATGTGCAGGAAGTAAATGAAGATGGTAAAGGTGGTATGCACAAATGTTTCTTTAAGTATTTAAAGCATAAGAACTATACTTGCTATTACTATAATAAGAATACATTGCAGATGGAACTAGAGCCAATGGTGTTCAATTATGGTACTAGCCAGAATCTAGTAGGTGCAACTATCTGTAAGGCTTTCTTTGAAAAGACGGATGACTTCAATAAGAAGTATAATGATATTAATTTTACTGATTATGTATTATTGCACGTCCATAACACTTATGACGGTCAATTAAGACCAATGTTTGAACTGGCTATGAATGATTCCAATGTGTCATTCATTGGTGGTTCGACTTATCTAATCATTAAAGGCAACTTCCTGTTTATGGACAGGGAAGGGGAAATGTATATTATGCAGGGATATAATAATAAGGATGATAATTTTAACCCTGCAAACCTTTATATAGACTGCAAACTAAAGTATGGTAATATGTACTGGAATGGTTCAGTATGGACTACTACAGATTCTACCTTTAAACTGTACTTTGACAATCAAGGACAATCAGACCATTGTATTAACAAAACTTTCCCAGTTAAGAACAACATTACTTGGGATATGGGGTTGGATGGTGAAGGCTATGCGATTCCAATGCCTAATAGTAATGAAGTGATTACTGGTAAACCTACATTCACATTATACCATCCACATAAAATAGATAACAGCTATAGGTGTGATGCGGTCTGGCTGTCTAACTTTGATATTGTTGCAAAGGTACAGAACTTCCAGAAGGATGAAGATAAAGATTCCGATACAGAGTATAGCAATATTATCAATGAGGACTTTGTAAATGAGATGGATTCAGAAGAATTTGCTATATGTACTTGGGATAATAAGGAATGTAACTATAGTGCGGTCTGCTATAGTGCTAATGGTACTGGCTTTACTTATCTGGATAATGTGTATAATAAGGCTACCAAGCAGATGCTCAGATATGAAGAACATTTTATCTATAGGTTGGTAACACAATACAGTACACCTTCTGCTATTCTAAATCTAAACCTACAGAACAAGTTTAAAATATATGCTACTATGACTGATAACCATCTTCCTAATAAGACCTTTATAGTGGATAGCATTACCACAGATTATAGATTAGGCAAGCAGGAAATACGATTAATAGAGAAAAAGTAATATGCAATTTATAAGGACAAACATAAATAAGACCTATCGTAATGGTGAACTTAATGTAAGTAATGTAGCTGTTACTAATGTTGGTGGTGGGGGTGGAAGTTCTTTTAGTGGGAACTTCCTACCTGCTGTTAATAATGGTGATGGTTCATATACTGTAGATATATCAAAGGTAGTGTTTACAGGGAACTTAATCGGTGAGGGTGAAATTACTGCTTATGGTCAAGGCTCTACAGGTGGTGGAAGCATTTCCCCAGGTTCGGTTACTATTTATGATGGTTTGGATTCTGTAGCTGTAGATGCTGCTTTGTCAGCCAATCAAGGTAGGATATTAAGAGAGATGATATTAGAAGCTGGAACTGGTGGTAGTACACTATTATCCAGTCTGGAAGATGTAACACTAACCAATCTGGCAGACGGTCAGATATTAAAGTATGATGCAACTTCTAAGAAGTGGGTTAATGGTGATGGTACTAAGGTTACTTGGACTAATATAGAAGGGAAGCCAGCAAACCTTACAGATGCTAATATAGCTAAGTGGAATGAGAACAGCCACACACATACTAATAAGACTACATTAGATAAGATAACAGAAACTGATATAATTAACTGGAATGATACCAATAGTAAGAAACACAGCCATAGTAATAAGACTGTATTGGATGGTATAACATCTGCTAAGGTTACTAATTGGGATGGTGTGGTTACTAACTGGAATAAGGCTTTTTACTTTGATTCCAATGGAAATTTGAAGGTTAAAGTAAATGTAATTGGTGAGAAGGAAGTTTCAGCCTATGGTGCAGGTGCTTCTGGTGGAAGTGGTAGTATTACTATAGTAGATGCTTTAACCAGTACAGCTACAGATGCAGCACTTTCAGCTAATCAAGGTAGGATTCTAAGGGAATTGATTGATAATGTTGGCGGTGGTGTAAGTAGCTGGAATGATTTAACTGATAAACCAAGCTGGATTGGGGCTAATAAGCCTTCATATACTTGGGCTGAAATAAGTGGTAAACCATCTACATTTGCACCTAGTTCACATACTCACAATTACGCTAGTACAGTTAAAGTAGGTTCAACAAGCTATAATATAAGTGGAAATACTATCAGCTTACCAGCATATCCTACAGTTCCTTCTGCTTTAAAGAATCCTAATGCACTTACTATTAGTTTGAATGGTACTTCACAGGGTGCTTATGATGGTAGTGCTGCAAAGAGTTTCAATATAACAGCAGCTAGTGTAGGTGCAGCAGCTAGTTCACATAGTCATTCAATTAGTAATGTTAGTGGTTTACAAGATGCCTTAAATGGTAAAGCGGCTAGTAGCCATAATCATAATAGCAGTTATGTATCTGCTTTAGGAACTAATGGCAATTACCTTACTTGGACAAAAAATGGCACTACTAATAATATTACAGTTCCTTATGCTTCAAATGCTGATACTGTTGATGGTTATCACCAAGCAGCATTTAGTATGGGCTGGACTTCTTCAACTAAATATAGGGTTGACAGATGGGGAGGCGGTCAAGATAAAAACTGGAAGAAGATAGTAACCTATGTTAATACAGATGGGGGACAGTATGAAAGCTGTAAAGTCAAAGGTGCAATTTACTATATAACAGGTAATCATAATCAGGCACAAGTAGTGGATATACCATTTGAAGCAATAATGTATGCTTATGGTGGTACTGCAAATTCAATATTAAATCAAAGTACTTTATATCTTCCTAGTTATTGTACTTGGGATTTGATTAGAATAGTCAGATATGCTAATAATAGTTGGGAAGTACAAGTAAGGCAACCTAACGATTGGACTAATATAAGTCTTGAATATACAGTAACTAATAATGGTGGCAGTGTATCAGCAGGACAGTTTGCTAATACTACATATACTTCTAGTACTGTAGCCAATTCTTATAACACCAATGTTAGCAGACCTACTTCAAGTCGTGCCAGTAGTGCTGATAAAGTTAATAGTACATTGTCATTTGCAGCAGGTTCTTTTGGCACTAAATCATTTAATGGTAGTGCAGCAGTAACAGTTAATGTTCCAACACATACCAGCCATTTGACTAACAATAGCGGATTTATTACAAGTAGTGCTAGTATTAGTGGTAACGCTGGTAGTGCAACGAAATTACAGACAGCTAGAACTATTTGGGGACAATCTTTTAATGGTACTGCAAACATAAGTGGTAATATGACTGGTGTAGGTAGTATAAGTGCCAATGGAATAAATACCATTACAAGAGATAGCTATGAAATGATTAATCTGAAACGTACTACTAATAATGGGGCAGCTATCGGATTCTATAATAATACATCTACTAAAATAGGTGTATTGGGCGTTTCGGCTAATGGTTGGTTATGCTTTGATTCCAAGACTAAAACTGATGCCGTACAGATTGATAATAATGGTACAATTATAGCTAAAGGTGATGTTACGGCTTATTCGGATATTAGGCTTAAAACTAATATTAAACCTTTGAATAACAGAGGATATATTACACCTGTTACATATAAGAAGGATGGTAAGGATAGTATAGGATTCATAGCACAAGAAGTAAAAGAATTATATCCAGAACTGGTTATAGAAGATAATACAGAAGATAAGTATCTATCAGTAAACTATGCACAGTATGTAGCAGTGTTACAAGCACAAATAATAGACCTAAGAAAAGAGATAGACGAATTAAAGAACTTAAATAAGAGTTGATATGAAGAAGTTTGTACTATGGCTTATTAAGGTATTTAAGCTGGATATAACTACTGAAAGAATAGTGGTTAAAGAGATTGTAAGGTATGTAAGTGCAGGTACTATTAATGGTAATGTGCTTATAGATGGCAATCTGGAGATAAATGGAAGGTTAATAGTAACAGGTGAAATATCCTGCTACACAAATAAAAATTGATATGGCATTAGGTAGTACAGGAATAACAACAAGTCTGGTAGGAAATGCAATAGGGAGCAGCAGTAGGAATGTTGGTGCTTTATGTAGTTCCTCACTCATAAATGAGTGGTCTAAATGGAAACCTATATCAAGTAATGTAGGAACAATGACACTAGCAGAATTAAAGAATAGAAACTATGGAATTGAAATATTAACTCAGAATAATGCCAATTCATTAGTTACAGCGATAAAGAATAATGGTAATTTAGGATATAAGTATAATAAACCTATAGGCGGTGCTAATAGTCCTTATAGGTTGGGAGATTTTAGAAACTATGACCATTCAGCACCAATGCCAGTAGGCACAAGTTATAAGAATAATGAAACTGTTAATATTGGTGGTGTTACTTCTTCAAACCACGCTAGTTATGAACGGGTATTAATGGGAATCGAAAATATGGATGGTGGTGATTCGTCAACATCCTTAGCAAAAGATAATTTATATACAGTTAGGGATATTAATGGCAATATTATAACATTGCATAGGGCAGCATTAGTAACAGATAATACTAACACAATTTGGTATAGCGAGAAATTATACTGGTGGACTCCAGAGATGCAAAAATTTGCTGGTAAAACTGTAACAGTATATGAATTTTATACTAATGCAGTTAATACTCCAACAAATCCATATACAGCAAGTGCAACAGATAAATTTTTAGCACTTCCAGAACCTGTGAGAACTGTAGTAGTTAAGAGTGAAGCACCAGCAGGAAGTAAGATAGTAAATACTATATGTACTGCCAAATTTACAGATACTACTAATAATTATGTTAATTATGAAATTAAGTTTAGTGCTGTTGGTTCAACTTATAGAGGTGGAACAATTAAAAATGTAATGGTAGTATTAAGTAAGGATAGAAACGGAGTAAATGTAATTGCAAGTAAAAAATTAAGTGATTCATTAACTATACAAGATGAAACAGTATCTCAAACATTTACTGGAGAATTATACAACAGAGGTGCTTCTATGATGGCATTTTTATTAGTATATTATGATTATTCAATTCAATATACAACTAATATATTAGCCGAAATACCTGGTCCAGAACTATAATAATAAACACTATTAAACAATGACTAAAGAAATGAAGTTAAATATGCAGTTAGTAACAGCAGCTTTACTAATATTGGTGGGCTGTGGGTTACTAATAGCTGGATTCATAACAGCACCATTAGGAATAATAGACAGCAGTGTACTGGTAGCCTTTGGTGAAACCTGTACCTTTGCTGGTGCTTTGTTTGGTGTAGATTATCATTATAGAGTAAGAAAGTGAATAAATTTAGCCTGTAGTCTGGTGATAGATTGCAGGCTATTTGTTTATGTGGCTACTTTGTAGTACATTTGCAGCGTGATTCTGATAGCACTATTTGTCTGAATAGCCAGTATAATAGTGTATTGGCATAATTTAAACTTTTTATATTATGCAAGAAAATCAAAATTCACAGATGGACGTTCTTTCTGTATTAGTTTCAAATGACCGTAGCGAACTGACTAAGGCTTTTGGTGTTGGTTTGTATATTACAGACAGTGACACCGTAGAACAGGTTAAGGCTAAATGTGGTCGTTATATCGCAAGATATAAGGAATACATAGCTAATCTTAATGCTGTACTGGAAATTCCAGATGCTAATCTAAAGTCTGAGATGCGAAAGGCTAAGGCTTATCGCTATATTCAAAATCTCGAACCAGATGATAGAGAAGCCTTGAAGGAGTTAATAGGTCAGTAATTGGAAGGACTTCAAACAATGGGGCTAGCTTCGGCTAGCCTTTTTTATTTTAAGATGTATGGAGTATAAGAAGTATGGAAGAAAGATAGTGGATGCTATCGAAGGTATAGATAATCCAGCCTATAAGGTATCATTAGATTGTATTAGAAGAAGCCATTTTACATTAGGCACTTTAGTTATGGCTAATACTATCTATGATGGATTTATAACACTATGCCAGTCTAAGAACTATCTATGTGCTATTCAGCAAATAAGGATGCAAATAGATAATTGTATGACTATATTTGCTAGCCAGTTAGTAAAGAACCAGACTTCTTTCTATAACCACTTTGATAAAGGTGGGGCTTTGAATCAGATGAAAGTAAAGGGTAATGCACTTACTACTAATTACCTTCTGGAGTTATTAGATGAGAAGTATATAGGTATTAGGGATATATACAGGGAAGGCTGTAAGTGGATTCATCCTACTAGCAAACGATTGAACTTCTATTATATTACACCTTTGACTAATGGAGAGCCAACTAGTATAGTAGGTTATAAAGATAAGGAATATAGTATAGTTAATGGGTTAATGGCAGATACATTACTAGAAGATATATGTAATGATATGTATTATACTATGGATATACTGCTAGAGTTGGTAAATGAACAGATAAGGCTACAGAAAGAAGAAGCTAGTGCTGTTACTACTGATGAACAACTAATGAATAACATAGATGAAGTATTTGATAAGATAGGTATTCAAGTAGTTTCGGATAAGGGGAATGGGGTGATATTTTAAGCAGAGAGTGCGTTAAACCCCAGCCTACCCTACTTTCCACGGCTGTAAGTTTCCAAATATGCAAAAGGTTGCATTATTTAACATCCTGCATAATCTGCTGATAATCAATCCAGACGAATGGTTAAAGTATTTATTCTG